TGGCAGTGTAAGTACTGCCCAGACGTTTTTCTTACATCTAAAGACAATTGTTTCGCTCATTTTTGTACTCCTCGTCATGAGAAGAATAGACATGAGGCTGTTACTAAACATCAAGGTGCATGTATTCCTCCTCTTGAACCCATGTCTTATGAAAAACAGTTTCCCATTGTTTGTGATATTTGCTCTAAGAATAAACCGAAGTTGCTTCGTTTTAGGAATAGAGCTGAATATGATAATCATAAGAAATCTGTCGGACATTTGAAGTGTGCAAAGGATCAGAATATCAAGATGCATGTAAAAGAGAATTATAATTCAATACTAGAGTCTATCGCTCGTATTGAATCTTGCAATTCTTTATTTACCCCGGAACAAAAAGAATCTATTCGTGAATGTGCTTCTGCTTGTAATGTACCCTATGTAGATGTTGTTAATGCAATTACCCAAGCGCGTGAACATCGTTTACCCAAGGTTCGTATGCATGGTTTTATGTCGTGGCTTACTGGAGATATAGTCCAACAAGCTTCCGAAGTTGCTGATAATAAAATAGGTCAAGTTCATAGTATTGTAAATGAAGTAATTGGTGCTGTTACGACTCAATCGCAACAGCTCAATGAACGTTTAGACAATATTCATGGACTTGGTACTACTATTGTTGGTGATAAAGATGCAAATGAAGGACTTGTTAAAAGTGGAGCTCGTTTTGCTGGTATGTTATTTACTATTTATGATATTTTTACTCGTAAAGATGTTAATTTTACTTATAAAATGGGTTTATTAACTAGTGCTTTTTTAAATTTTAATATTTCTGCTGCTTTTGGTTCTTTTTTAATTCCTCTTTTAGTTAAAGCTCGTAATTTTTATAATCTTGCCTCAGGTGTTGATTCACAGACTCGTTATTCTTTATTGCATAATGAGCCTGTTGATGATACTGCGTATGAGAAATATCCATCTCTGCGTGAAATAGAAGAAAGAGCTAGAATCAAGGCACAGCAAGATTTTCTTGCTCGTGTTGATCCTAGTTTTAAACCTTCTATTTCCCGTTCTGATGGAGATTTGCCGTCTACGTCTCGTGGTACTGGAATTAAAATGCATGTGGGTGAAAGTTTCTTTGGAGACTTTTGTTCTGGTATATCTCATATTTTCGGTTTTCCCGAACATGCTTTTAATTTGTTTGCCAAAGGAGAATGGAAATCTATTAGTTTTATTTTATTTTCTATAACAAAAGGAGTTCAAAACATGAAATATTTAGTTACTGAAACTGTAAGTTTGATCAAAAAACTTGCAGAATGGATAATGTCAATGTTTCGTGCCAATCCTCTTACTATTTCACATTTTAATGTTATGCGTGTAATGAAAGTTATGTCTGTTGTTATGTTATTTATGGGAGTGAAAAGCGTTGATGCTTCTTACGAAGTAGCCAATGAAATTCACTCTATGCAAATTTTGTGGAAGAAAACTTTTGTAGATTTAAT